GCTACGGCGACGGCAACGGCTACGGCAACGGCAACGGCGCGTACCCCTACCGGATGGTGACACGATGAGATACACAGGAGAAACACTATGGCAATTGAACGGTTCAGGGAGTGGATGGAAGAATCCACAATCGCAGAAAAGAAATTGCTGGCACTGCGCGCGAAAACGGCACTATCCCTGCTCTACCAGTTGGGGTACGGCACGCGTAACGCGAGTGCCGATCTGGCAGCGCGAGTTGCGAAAGGAATCGAAATGGTGAATTCAAAACCCCGTCACAAACCGTTGCCCGAAGTGTTGCGCGGCGATCTGTGCGAGACATGCGCGAAGTGTTCTTATTACAAGGAGTGCGAAAAGTGAATCTCTTTCTGATTCACCGGTTGCGAAACGCGGCAATCGCTGCCGATCAACGCGGCGACGTGAACATGGCTGAACTTCTCACTGAAGCTATCAACGAACTGGAGACGCGAGATGGACCACTTCGACTCGTTCGGAATGCGACTGCGCAAGGCGCAGAACCTCCGCAGGATGGACAACAAAACGCTCGCTGAAAAGGCGCACATAAGGCCGGGTACCGTTTCGCACTGGCGTAGCGGTACGAAGCACCCTACCTTCTGGCTTCTATGTGAAGTCTCGAAAGTGCTTAACGTAAGTACCGATTATCTGTGCGGCTTTACCGAAATCGTGGAGCGACAATGAAATTCTTTCTCCTTCTGCTACTTGTTCCCGCGCTTGCGCATGCAGGTTCGTGGTTCAGCTTCGAAGCCGGGGTAGGTGTCGCGCGTTCAAAGGACATGGGTGATGGCATATGGGTTCAGCAGGGCGCACCCAATAACTACGAAAAGCTTGATACTCCAATATGGCTTGCCGGCATCACGGGCGATGCTACGGAGCATCTCGCCTGGCATGCTGATTATGTGTATATCGGTACGATCACCGCGGGATGCACATGCACCGCAAATGACCCTGACTATAACCCCCGTACGCATCAGATAATCGGAAACCCAACTGATTTCGGCCAGTTCGGCGGGCAAGGGCATACACAGGGCGTGGCGCTGACGTTAGAGCCGAACTATATGTACAAAGGCGTGCGCCTCGGCGTCGAAGCAGGACCCTTCCTGTACTGGTCAACGTGGCACGAGTTGGCAGTATTCAAATCGAGTCCGGTCAACGCGAACCATAGGACCGTGCCGCAACTCGGCGCTGTGCTGGGTGCTTCCGTCGGTATAAAAGACTGGCATATCGCTTACCGATACTTCTATCAGCGTCAGAAGTGGAATCCGTACCCCGGTCTGGTTACCGGAACGCATACGCTAATGCTGATCAAGAAATTCTGATACACTCGTCCTGTCTCCTTCGTTGTTATTTCAAGGCCCGCTTTCGAGCGGGCTTTTTCTTGCGCGCCCGCCTTTCGCGGCGTAGTATCCCTGAACACCGTTTGACAACCGAAGGACACCCCATGCTCATTTCAATCGCCGACGTTCTGGCGCTCATACCCATCTCTCGCGGCACCCTTTACAACCGCATGGCGGAACCCGACTTCCCGCGCCCCGTCAAGATCGGCGGACGTGTGTTCTGGAAGGCCGAGGAAATCCAGGCCTATATCGATTCGAAGAAAGATATCGCGGAGGCGTAATGATCGATCTTAGGCAAGGTGACTGCCTCGAAGTCATGAAAGAAATTCCCGACCAGTCTATAGATCTTATACTTTGCGATTTGCCCTACGGTACGACAGCTTGCGCCTGGGACAGCGTGATTCCTTTCGACCAGATGTGGGAGAACTACAAGCGCATAGCGCGCGGCGCGATAGTGCTAACGGCGTCGCAGCCATTCACAACAGCGCTGGCAGCGTCAAACCTTAACGATTTCAGATATCAGTTCGTGTGGGAAAAAGAGCGCCCTAGTAATCCGCAGCTGGCTAAAAAGCAGCCCCTAAAGGTGCATGAGGATATTCTTGTTTTCTATGCCAAGTTCGGCATCTATAACCCCCAAGGGGTAATCGAAATTCCGGAAGCAGAACGAAAGCAGCACAATCCGGAGGCTAACAGCTTGGGGCATTGCGTGAGGAAGCCATACGTTCAAACGCACACCAATTACCCTAAGTCGATCCTGAAATTCCCGTCTGAAAGAGGATTACATCCCACCCAAAAGCCTGTAGCCCTGATGGAGTACCTGATTCGCACGTATACGAACGAAGGCGATACCGTGCTCGATAACTGCATGGGTTCCGGCACGACGGGCGTCGCATGCGCCAACACAGGCCGGCGCTTCATCGGCATAGAGCGCGACGAAAAGTATTTCGAGATCGCGAAGAACCGGATCGAAGCCGCTGCTTACGGAGATCTGTGCTGATGCCCCAATTCCTCAAACTATACGGCGAACAGCTCGTCAGGCTTGGCTATACGGTCCTGCCGATCAAGCCTGGCACCAAGCGCCCCGACATCGCGAACTGGCCCAATCACGCGACCACAGAGGCGGATGTGCGCAAGTGGTACGGCAACGGTCGCGCGGACCATGGCGCGGGCGTCAACGCGCGCAACACGCCCGCCATTGACGTCGACGTGATGGACAAGGGCGTAGCCGATGCGCTGTCGGATGAGATTGACCAGATCTTCGCCGGCCAGTCACTCATGACGCGTACGGGCCTCGCTCCCAAATTCCTGATTCCGTTCCGCAGCGATGAACCGTTCCGAAAACTTACTTCCAGCGTCTACACGGATGGCAAGCATGAACACAAGGTCGAAATTCTGGGAGACGGCCAGCAATGGGTTGCCTATCACGTGCATCCCGACACTGGAAAGCCTTACGCCTGGTGGAATGGTCTTGATGACTCCGGCATCGCGGTACTTTGTCGTGACGACCTACCGGAACTCACATACGCGGATGCTCAACGCGTTGTTGACGCATTCGAGGTACTTGCGCGGGAGAAGGTTCTGGCCGGCGAATGGGTACGCAAGTCTGCCAGTCAGACCGAAAGTCGATCTGCCGGTGCATCTGCGAACGCTGACCCTTTCGGCGAAGCGCCGGTAGGAAAGACTGAATCAGAAGTCGCGCAGCTGCTCGCGCGCCACCGGAACGATGACAGCGATTACGATCACTGGTTTGCGGTGCTCGCCGCCGTGCATCACGAACTCGGCGACGCGGGGCGCGAGCTTGCGCACGACTGGTCTTCGTCTTCTGCCAAGCACACTGACGGGAAATTTGACACAACCTGGGAATCGCTTGGGCGTTACACGGGCCGGCAGGTGACGCTGCGCAGCCTGATGAAGGGTAGCAAGCCCCCCGCGCCGCCGGTTGGTGACTTCGTGCAGGCCGCGCAGTTCGCCTCTGATCAGCGGGTTGAGTGGCATGTCAAGCACGTGATCCCGAAACGCGGCCTGATCGTGGTGTACGGCGCTCCTGGCTCCAGCAAGTCGTTCTTCGTGCTGGATCTCGTGGCGCACGTCGCGCGCGGTCTGCCGTGGCGCGGGCACCGCGTGAAGCAGTCAAGGGTCGCCTACATAGCTGCGGAAGGCGTGGCGGGCTTCGGCAACCGGCTGGCGGCCTACTCCGCCCACAATGATCTGCCGCTTGATGATCTGCCCGTCTTCGTACGCGGCGGATCGATCATGCTCAACGAGTCGGCGCTTGAACTCGCCGAAGCCGTCAGACAGCTTGGTGATGTCGGGATCGTGGTTATCGATACGCTTGCCGCTGTCACACCCGGCGCGAATGAGAACACGTCTGAAGACATGGGTAGGGCTATCGAATCCGCCAATCTGATTGTGGAAGGAACAGGCGCTTCTGTCATTCTCATCCACCACGCGAACAAGGCGGGCGAACTGCGCGGCTGGAGCGGCCTTCTGGCAGCGGCTGATAACACGATCCGCGTTGAGCACGAAGAAACGACCGGCCTGCGCGCCGCCCACGTGGAGAAACAGAAGGAAGGGCGCTCATCGGGCAAGTACGGCTACCGGCTCAAGGTTGTCGACCTCGGGCAGGATGACGACGGCGACGCTATCACCAGCTGCGTGGTGGACGAATGTGAAGACGCGGCACCGAACACCCGATACGTGAAGAAAGACCGCAAGCCGCGTTCCGGGGATTTTGAGACCAGCGACAACTACAAGTTCGCACGTGTGTATCTCCGGATCATTGAGGACCTGATCGGGCTGGGCGAACCGGATATAGATGAAATGGATGTCATAAAGGCCATCCAGGGGGATTCGGAACTCAATCCAATGGGCTACGAGGACACCCCTGCGCTCCGAAGTATCAAAAGATCGCTGCACACCCTAGGAGAGAAGGGGAAGATTCGCATGGAGGGCCGCTGGATAAGGGTTTGCAAAGAATGACACACGCTAGCACACCCTAGACGCACACCCTACACACCCTATGACACACCCTACACACCCTACCGCGCTGTCTTTAGACAGCGTAGGGTAGGGTGTGCTGTATTTAAGGACGTATTTAATATGAAACGCGATTCAGTGCTTTGCCCAAACTGTGGCCGGGAATTCACGATGCCGCTGGTCGAGATGGTGAGGCGCACGCACCGGTGGTGTGATGCGTGTCTTGAACTTGCCGATGAGAAGTTGCAGGAAGCCGCTCAACGGGTTGCGGATAGCAACCCGTTATCTGAGGGTCAGTGAAGAGGCGCGAAGCCCAAGGTAAGGCCGGGGTTGGCGACAAGGAGCGCGTCCCGGTCTTCGAAGCCAGTGAGCGTGGCCAGCCTGTCAGCCATCGCTTCGAGCGTAGGCGGATCGGTGGAGCGGATGAGACCTACCGCGACATCACCGGGCGTGAGGATGACGTAAGTGATCATTGCAGGCAGATTCCCGAGTAATCCACGG